TGGGATTCCCTTCGTGTGTCTTGGTATCTTCACCGCTGGTTCATGAAGACCGCCCCTCACAGGGGGTGGGTCTACATGGCCAGGGCTCTGAAGGCACTGACACACTCCGTTCGTGCCGCCTCTCTCCGCTCTCTCTACGATTTGCCGGATCACATCCCTAGGGAAGTGAGCCGCGCATTTTGTGAGTTGAGTTGGAGAGACGGTCGTAACGGCTTCGCTTTCTCTCGACTCTCGCGTTCTTTGCCTGTTCCTCCCGTTGGTTCGGAGAAGCAGGTCGCGATCGAGGCGATAGAAATGTCGAAGAAGGGTTATCCCGCATCGGAGAGTGCTGTACGTAGACTGCGCGAGTTTGTCCGCTCTGCGGCTAGCAGACAAGCGCGTCCTATTGTACGACCCAGCACTCTTCCCTCCTCCACTGCTTCCTGCTTCGAGCTTTCGGGCTCTAAAGGAGGAATTAATGGTTACCTCGCCGCCACCGGCAAGCAGTACCTGCTTGACGGTGGTAGGGCTCGACAGTGGCCCGGGTGGTCGTACGACATACCCGCTGTCGGCCCTCTTCCTCCGTGGACCCTCGACGCTCTTGGTGAATGGACGCAGGACTCGCTTGGCGGGTTCTGTCGACACGTAATCAAGAACGCAGGTCGACCGGAGTTTGGCAGAGGTGAAGCTTTTAAGGCTGTCGGTGTGCTTGCACTCCGACGACAGCGTACGCTTGGTGTTCACACCTCGCGTGCGCGTCTCGAGATTTTGAGATCTCCCGGCCTTAAACACAGAGCGATTGGGGTACCAAGTGCTCTTGTGTTTGTAGAGGGCGACTGGATCCGTCGCTCGCGTAACATGTTGCCTCCTGGGCACAATGTTCCACAAGCTGGTTACTCCAGCTCTACAAAGCTTCTCCATTATAAGGACGGCTCGTCTTTCTTTTCCGTTGACCTCTCGAAGGCCACAGACGGAATATCGCACGACGCCGTACTTGCAGTGATCCAAGGTCTCCATGATGCGCACGCCATTTCCAATGGCGACTTCGAGTACGCAACTTGGGGCCTCGGACTTTCCAGCCTCTGTGTCTGGTCTTATGACTCGACAGAGTGGCTGGCGAGGAGGGGTTCTCCGATGGGCACTCCTCTTTCCTTTATCGTTCTCTCTTGGATCTCGGCTTGGGCGTCTGACGCCTTTACCGGGTCTATCACTCACGGTGACGACGCTGTCGGGTGCGCCGTTGATCTTCTCGAGGTCAACGACTACTCGGCTGCCGTTGAAGCGGTGGGTGCTAGCATGAACGTTTCCAAAACGTTCGTGTCCAAGAGCAGTTTCACTTTCTGTGAGACTGCCAGTTTCAAAACTGGGAGCGGAAAAGGACGGATTTGTACCTTCATTCCTCCTCCCTGCCCGGCACCCGGACTCAAGTTTCCGGTTGTTGCTGAGGGCAGGGCTCCTGGTCTGTACGTGAACAGACAGGAGAGAGTTATGAAGACCCTCTTCCCGTATATGGTGCGCGATGCGCGCCTGCACCTTCCTGTGGAGGTTGGTGGCTTCGGCTATACGGGCAGAGGGCTTCGAATTGCACGTTCCTTGAGATGTCGGCTTGCCAAAGCCGTGTCTCGCGGTGCTGACCCAGTACTGGGTGCAGCGCTGTGCAGTTCGAAGGCATTCCGTGAGGAGGGCCTCTACCCTCGTCTCTTGGTACCTGCACCAAAGATGCCTGGAAAGTTCTACGCTCTCCAGAAAATGACTTCCTCGCCGTTCCTGGAACTGGCAGGGTCGGAATTCAAGGTACCACTCAAATCTCTTGTCGCCCATAGGGCCCGCATTACTCAGGCAATGTGGATCAATATGGGAGAAAAGATGAAGCGAGTTCGAGATTCGGGTAGACCAGAAAGGGCCAAAGGGAAGTCCCTCTTCAGATCCTGTAGAGGACTGAAGCCGATGCGCGCCCTCTCGGTGCGCTTCGGACATCTCTCTCTCGTACGACACGCCCAGCGTTGTCGCGAGATGGAGGTGGGGGTTTTCCCAGACGTAGCGTTGATGATTCGTGG